AAAATAGCAACATATTTAACTGCGTCTGGTAGATCCCAAGGTCGAGAAGTTTCTTGAGCATCTTTAGACCAATATGTAATAGTGGCTCCCGCCATTTTTTTTATTTTTAAAGTAAGCTCGAATATATCAAAACTAGATTCTGGACAGTCTGTATAACATTTAAACAACTTAGTATTATTATAATAATATAATTTAAATGATCCCTGTCCAGGTGGATTATGACATATAGTGCGGGAAACTATTATATTATCGTGGATTTGTGGCTCCCCACCCATTTCCGCCAAAAAGTCATGTATTTGATCTATTGATAAATTATTTTTTAAATCTTCAAGATATTTTTTACGTTCTATTTCATTCATGAGGAGACTCTACTAGCTTAAATTCTGTTGTATAATATGTATTGCAATAAGGGCAGTGACCATTTCCATACTTTAGTTCAAAACTGCCTCCACATTTTGGGCATACAATAGGATAAATTTCTACTATTTCACATCTTAATGCATATGTTTTTCCATTAATATGTATTTTACTAATATAACCATCTACGTTCTTTTCTTTTACTTCGCTCATTTTCTATTGCTTTTATCCTCTTTAATCTTTTGCATCCAGAACAATTATTTCTATTATTACAACACCAGCAATTATCAGAATCCAACCAATACCAATGGGGTGGAGAGGGTTTCGGTTTACGAAATTTTTTATTCATCCCTTTGACTTACATTAATTTTATATCTTTCCATTTCAATTAATTCATAATTATAAGCAGTAGCAAAAAGAGGCTCAATTCTACAAATTCCTAAATCTGCTTTGCACCACAAAAGAATATGATTATATCTTCCACGTCTATTCTTATAAATGGAAATTTTTAAATTAGGCATTTCAATTCCCAGTTTTTGTACTATATCACTTATTGCTTCTGTGTCTGCATCATTTAAACGAAGCATAATAGATCCCATATCAATTTTATCGGCAATACTTTTTGCACCTCTTAATAAGTTCTGATCAAAAACTGTTGCCGATACATAATCTCCATTTAACTGAGTGGATGACATTATAAACACTCCATATTCAGTTGCAAGATCTTTAAGTCTTACACTGATCATGAAAAGAACATTATCTTCTCGTAATCCTTTAACAGAAGCCCGCGATGAAACCTCAGAAAGAATTTTCATACTACTATGAATATAGTCTAGAAAAATATAACGAATATTAAATTTTCTAACAGATAATTTTATAACATTTTCAATATCTTTAAGAGAAAAGTCATGTAATTCTTTTAAATAAAGCGGACTTGCTTTAATGACTTCTCTAGCGTGATTAATGCGTTCAATTTCTCCAGGTTCGTACTTATTAGTAAGAATATGATCTTCTGAAACACCAGATAAAAATGCCCACATCATCGTCTGAACTTCACTAAAGATCTGCTCAGTCATAATATAAATAGTAGGTTCTTTCGTTCCATTGTGAACCCATTTTCCTAAAGAAAGATCATAAATTTCATTACAAGCAATATTACAAGCATCTGCTACCATAGCACGACTTTTTCCGACATTGGTTGCAGCGGATCGAAGATAAAATTTCCCTAAACGAGCACCGCGAGTCACGGTATTAATTAAATCACCATATAATGGATATCCAATGTCTGGAGTAGTTTGCAATTCATTCCAGAGTTCTTCTGCACCTTCTCCAGCCTGAATGATGTTGTCAGCGGACGCCGCATCAACGTATTTTAATTTTATATCTTCAATTTTGTCATTAATACAATCCGCAATTTCTTCTTCGGTATGATTATCTAACCAGTCCTCTTGTGCTTGCTTTTTCTTTTGATCAAAAATATTATTTAAATCATACAACCAAGATAAATCCATACCTGCTTTTTCATTATACATTCGTAGAATTGTCATTTTTTTCATACGATGATAATAAAAATTAAAAGCGGCTATCTGAGTTGTTACTGCTAGTTTTTCAAGATATTCTGCCCCTTTATTAGCTTTATATACTGCTAATTTTTTAGGGCGTTGCTCTAAGTAGTCTTCAATCGTAGAAGCAGTAATTTTATCTGCTCCTAATTGATGTAAATTATATATACTACCAAAAAGAATTTTATGAAACTCTTCTGTAAAATCATCCAAAGTAAAAGTATAAGATTCGTTATCTAAAACTTCTGGATTTTGATAAACTCCACCTATAACCTGAATAATTGCGGGAATGTCAATATAACGAATTTTATTATTCATTTTAAATCCTTAATAATATAATACAGGTTCTGACATATCTGTCCCATAACATAAATTATCACATTCAGGACATTTTGTTGCTGCAGTATAAACAAGACTACATTGCTGCATCATTAATTCCGTTTTTGACATTTCAAAAACACATCCACATTTACTGCAATGGAATCTATAAATTGTAAAGTCTGAAGGCGGGTTTCCATGTTTAATAATCTTCATTTTCTTCCTCGTCTAAATTCATTAAATGCGGTGGTTGTCCTCTAAATCTAGGAGATGGAATATAAAAATCAGTATGACCCCATCTAATCATTTTATCATTTTTTTGTTTTATACTATATAAGTTTTGATAATAATTACGAACCTGATCATAGATATATGGAATAATACCGATTCCGCCATTACCATTTTCTATATTTCCATGATTTATATTATAGAACCAATGTAAACAACCAGTCATTCCACTCCACGTATAACCGTATTGTTTTATATAATCTTCCGCCTGTTTATTAATCATCATAAAATTATACTTTGGACCATATATTTGTTTAACAAGCTGAAAGAACTTTTCTTTATCTTCGACTTTTTTTAATACAGATGAATCTTGTGCCTTAGCACAAGATTCATGAGCGTATCTACGGGAGTTAATTTTTACATAAGGTTCTTTATCTCTATTAAAAGTTTTTCCACAAAAAAAGCATTTAACATATGCTGCCATTTTACAACTCTTTTACCCAAATATCTAAACAAGTCAAACTAATATTAGAAGCAATAGAGATAGAAAAATCATCAATTATAAATGACTCATTTTGATATTCCTCTGCCACTGAATCATCGTCGGGAATATCTAAAAAAATATCATTTGTCATCATATAATCAATAGTTTTAATATATTCAAGTAAATTATCTGTACGAAAAGCGGTTATCATAACCTCTTTACCATCTTTATATCCTTTTACTCGAACAAGAAATTCATTATTTTTCATTGCGGATTCTCCTTTCTTTTTATATATTTATTATATTATATTTTTTATTAAGAATCAAATAATTATGCTAAAAATTCTATAGTATTTATTTTACATTCCCAACTTCCTTTTGCTCTATATCCATCTCCGCTAGCTAGGGCACAAAGATTACAAAGTAAATAATCGGTAGTAGTCCAATCACTAATATCAAATGTATTATTAAAAGTTCCACTTAATTCTCCAGTAGAACTATGACCAGCTTCTCTAGATGGAGAAGTTTTAGACCAACCTAATGATTTTTTTAAATTATTACTAAATGTTTGATGCCTATTTTCATAAAAATCAAAAAATAATTCAATAGTAATACTACAAACTCTTGAATAAGGAGCTTCTTCTGAATGCCAAGCGCTCCCAGCATATGATCCTGCAATTCTCATCTTAGAATAATTATTAAAAGGAATTTTATCTACGCTTCTAAAACTAGACCAAGAAGCGTTTACGTCCGCTGCATAACCTGAGCCAACAAATGGATTTTGCCCTTCGTTGCGAAGAATCTGTATAGCGCCAGATTTTATTGTTGCATTTTCACCGAGAGAATTAATATGTTTATAATAAGGTCGTCCATCATAATTAGAAACATAAATTTGATAATCATAAGAATAATTATTTACTATTATTCCATTAATCATATCTCCATAAAAGTTAGTTCCATCATAACTAATATCCGGCCAAACCCGTTTCACTACTCCTCCAACGTTCCAATACACTTCTTTTGCCTGCTTAAGTCCAACACTAGGACTATTATACCAAATCTACTTAGGAGTTCTGACTGCTCCATTATTATAATATACTCCCATATTATTACTCCTTATCCATTAATTCTTTCAAATCAAATACAATTAAAGATAATTGTTCGACTTGATCTCTTGTTGCATTAGCAACCTTTTTACCCTTCCCTAAATACTTATCTGTAATTTCAGTAATTCTAGGAGCATAATATGGCATTTTATCAGATGGAATAGTTTTAATAATAGAATTAAAAGATTCCATTAATTCATCAAAATTAAGATCCTGTTTAATTGCAACAGTATTTCTTTCATCTGTTACAAATTCTTTACCAGTATTCTTCGCTTCTTCATCTATTGCATTATTCAATGCTTCAACGAGAGAATCATATGAGAAGTTAACTTCTGGTACCATATACTTAAAGCGGGAACCACAATCAATTGTATTATCTAAAGAGCGGAGGGTTAAAACTCGTTTTGGAACATCATCTTTAATAACAGTATGAGCATAACCATAAATATCTACCATATCTTTGATAATTAGATTATAACTGTTTCCAAGTGTAGGAACAATTTGGTTATACTGGGTACCATCTTGACGGGTAAATGTTTTATCCTTATCATGAGAAATAAATAATACTGCATAACCTAGTTGAGTGACAGATCTAAAGGTATCTTCAAGTTCTCTCTTTACTCTTGACCATCCTTGGCCATACGGAATTTGATTTAGAGTATCCACGTTTGCCTGAGAAACAATATACTTCTCGCAGGCGGAAGCTGCAATATCAATAGTATCAATAATAATACTATGAAACGTGTTTTTAACTTCTGGCTTCTTTAATTCTCGAAGAGCCATCTTCATTTCTGACCATGTTGTGATATCCTGTGCATAAACATTTGGTAATGCATTGTAACCTTTCTAAAATGCTAAAATTAGTGCGCCAGGCATCTGGGAACCAAATGTCGTCTTGCCTATCTTTCCTGGGCCATAAATATATGTTATATAACCACTTAAATCTCGGCTAACCTTATGCGGTTTTAAATTCATTAAATTAATTGCCATTTTTATTTCCTTTCAACTATTTTTTTAATTCATACTCATAGTATAAAACGCAGAGTAGAGGATTTGAACCTCTGAATCCGTTAGGATTAACGGTTTTCAAGACCGCCGTAATAAGCCACTCTACCAACTCTGCAAAAATGTACAGGATAATATTATTATCCTGTACATATCTCATGAAAAGTCTTTAGATTAAAAATTAAATCCACCGACAGGAATCTGGTTACTTGGAGTAGGAATTGCGGAAGGAGCAGGGGCGGTTGCATTACCGCGATTTGCATAATACTCCTTTGCTCTAGTCTTTACCTCTTCAAGATGGACATTTCTATCCGCAATCGCCTTTGCCAACTCTTCAGTAGTCATTGTATCTGCTTCACCAAAGACATAAGGCTCAGGCTTAGCTCCTGTAATAACCCACTCACGCTGATGCCGCTCAGTGATATCAACACTCGGCGCACCAAAAGCACTCTCAATCTTCTTCTCGACCTTTACTGTGGTACTAATAATCTCTCCCCAAACCTGAGTGTAAATAGGATTAGAAGGACTCGCTTCAAGACCCATAAAATAATCAATAGCACCACGAGATCTTGCAACAAGAGTGAACGGAAGAATATCATTGCGGAAGTTAAAAACTGCACAATTAATTCTTGCATAATCCTCTGTGATATTCTTCTCAGGATCTGCTTCAACTAAAGTTACACCAGTAATAATTGTATCGAAAGTAAACTTTCTTCTTGCTTCTCCATCTGGCTTAAGCTCATTAACAATTGTAACAAAACCGCCACCGCTTCTCTGCTGAGAAACAAGCTCATCTCCGCCATTCGGATAAAAGTCATTCAACTCTGCGGAAGGTGTCAATCTAACCTTAATGGCCTCATCCTTACCATCTTTAACCCAAGTCTTGCCTTCCATAATTCGCTTAAGGTTAGCATAAGTAGGATTGGCCTTCCCCTGCTTAGTTGTCTCTGTGACATAAGTATAATGAACAGTC